TAATAAATTATAACACGTGCCTCCAATATAATCTTGTAATTGTTTAAACTTAGGATCACCAATTAAAGATGTTGAGTGAAATACGTGACCCATATCACCTTTATCACCAAAATCTTTATTTCTTTTATCTATGTCTTTTTTTAATCTTTTTTGTGCATCTTTTATATATTTATCAGACGCTTTATTTAATTTTTTTATGAACTTTGTTTCATCAGCCCACCACACAGGACTAGAAAAATAATGTTCTAAATTTAATTTTTTTGGAAAACTCATTTAAATGGCCATCCTAAATTCCATATAACTAAACTATATCTTGATCCTTTTTTTACTGGACATACTCTATGCCACACGAATGAAGGAAACACAACCAAAGATCCTTTTGGTAATATTTCTTTACACTTTACAGGTTTTCTAGGTTTATCAGGATCTATGTTTCTAAAATCAAATTCCAATTCACCACCTTTATAATCTTTTGGATCTGATAAAGTAACGGTCACAGATAATTTTCTAATCTTACCGTGTGTTGGATCATTTGCATTTTCTTTAATATAAGGTCTGTCCCAACTATCACAATGCCAATCATAGAATTGTCCTTTTTCATATTTTGTAAATTGACAAGACTCACTAAAATCCCAATTAAAATTCCAACCTGCTTGTGCGTTTGCTTGATGCACATAGGGTTGTATTTCTTTATAAATCCATCTATCATTCATCCAAACTATATTTGAATTTCTTTTCTTTTTTAAATCTTTTACTTGTGATTGATTTAATTTTTTACCACCCATACCACCTGTTACTGCCATCTCGTCAGAAATAGATTTTCCATATTTAACTATTTCATCACATATTCTAGCAGGGATTGCTGATTGAAAATAATAATAATAATTTGCTAAGTTCATATATCTTTATATAAAATAATATATCTTAAATAAAACTTAAAGTAAAGAAAAATTACTTATATTTATATCTGATGATAACAATCCCTGATCCACCATTAGCGCCTTTAGTATAGTTGGCACCTCCACCACCTCCACCACCACCAGTGTTGGCTGTTCCAGCAGTGGCAGCATCATAAGGTCCAGGATTAGCCGGACTAAGTGTTGAACCTGCACCTCCACCACCAGCGCCACCAGCCCCTCCTTGTCCAGGATAACTTGGGCCAAAATTAGGTGCAAAAGCGTTACCACCTCCACCACCACCAGCAAAAGCTGTCGGTGATCCATTAATATTTGTTGTTGCTCCAGCACCACCATCACCTGCAGTTGAAGAAGTAGGAGTGCCTGGATTATTAGCATTACCACCTGAAGCGGTAGCTCCACCACCTCCACCACCTGATCCTGGAGAAACTCCATTTCCACCACTATTTCCTTGAGGTGGAGTTGTTGAAGGAGTGTTTCCTGCATAACCTGATGTTGTAGGTGCATTCGGTCCACCTCCACCACCACCAGATCCACCAGTCGCTCCTGCGTTTGTCCAACCACCACCTTTACCACCACCTGCTGATGTTACACAACCAAACACTGAAGGAGTTCCACTATTATTAGCAAAAGGTGTGCTACAACCACTACAAGCTGATGCTGCTCCACCTGCACCAATCGTTACTGGAAAACTTGTAAATGCAGTTACGGTTACTGATGATCCACCTGGGTTACCATCTAAAGGAGATGCTGTGTAAGAATCAGTTGGACTTTTAAATTCTCTAAATCCACCTGCTCCACCTCCACCACCATGACCTTTACCACCTGCTCCACCACCTGCAACAATCATATATGAAACGACATTGTTACCTGGTGTTGGCGCTGTGCATACAACTAAATTGCCTGAAGCTGTAAACGTATGAATTCTATAATCTCCTGACTCTGTTATTGTACCACCTGTAGCACAAATAAAATTAGGTATAGTGCTTGCCCATGTTCCTTGAGACTTAAGTTGATATTGACTTTGCATTGACCATACGCCGGGTGCTTTAGTTAATTCTTTTACTATGACTACACCCGATCCACCTGCAAGACCTGGAGCATTAGCGAAGTCACCTCCACCACCTCCTCCAGTGTTAGCTGTGCCATCCTCTCCATTGTATAATCCAGGAGTAGATTGTCTTGCTCCATTTCCTCCACCACCTGGTCCTCCTATACCATAATTTCCTTTATAAACTGCTCCACCACCGCCACCACCTCTAGTAACAGATGATCCTGTAATTGAACTTGCTACACCATTTCCACCGGCTCCACCACAGCCTGGATTACCTGGACCAGATGCATTTCCTCCTACACTACCTGCACCACCTCCACCTCCACCACTACCAGAAGGAGCACAATATCCATATCCACCTCTAAAACCTTGACCTGCAACTCCACAACCAACTCCTGGAGAGGCAGGATCTTGATAACCTGGTTGACCACCACCTGATCCTCCGGGCAAAGCTGGATTTTTACTTGGGGCAGATGGTCCAGAAGAACCTCCGCCACCACCACCCGTAGATGATATGGTAGTCATTCCACCTCCAGCTAAGGATGAAGTATTACCTGGATTTCCAGGATCACTATATCCAGGACCAGTTAAACCAGCTCCACCTGCTCCAACTGTTGCGGTTAAAGTTGCACCGGCAGTTATTGATACACTTGGTTCGGCAGAAGCGCCACCACCGGATGTTTCACCAGCAACAGAACTTCTGTAACCACCTGCTCCACCACCACCTGTTCCAGCTGCTAAACCTCCACCGCCACCACCAGCGATAACTAAATATTCTATTTGTGTTGTTCCTGATAGTGTGGAAATATCTCCCGAAGATGTTTTGGTTGTAACTTTATTTTTTCCGTGTGAGCTTGTAGCTGTCGCCCCTACTAATCCACCGTTTAATGATCCGCCTTTTGTGCTAGGCATTTAAGTGTCCTCCTATGCGGACACCCAAGCTGTGCCGTTCCAATCGTATACTGTTGGTGTTTCCGCTTCGTCGTTTGATTTAATTGCTTCCCAACCTTTAGTGTTGTCAGCGTTATATTTATCTTCTTTCCAAGAAATTAAATAAAACCATTCTGGTTCTGCTTGACCATCGTTTGTAATTGATGGATATGTAATTGGTGCTTTCCAATCATCATTATCATCTAGTGCCCATGATGCATGAGGTTGTTGTGTTAAAAATTTATCTTTTGTTGAATCGTAAACAAATCCAATACCTGCGTATTGTTTTCTAAAATTATGATTATAAGAAGTTTGTTTCCAAGTGCCACCTTTGAAAAAAGATTGACACCATACTTCTCCATCAGCGCGCATATCATTATCACCTAATTTACCTGCAGCTGTGTCTATATCGTTTCCAACAACCACTACTCTTTGTACTATCCAATGTGTATTATCAGTAAAACCTGTTGGGTCTTTTTCTTGTTTTAATTCTGCGAAATGTGCCATTTTTTACTCCTTAAAATTTATATTTATAATTTATTTCTAACTTATAGTCAACGTCCCACTTACTGTAAACGTAGCAATTTTATCTCCACCTGGATGAGTAGATATTGAATTATCTCCTGGAGATACCGCAAAAGTTGTATCACTAGGTGCTCTTACGACAACTATACCTGATCCACCAGAACCTGCTTGAACTGGAGTAGAATCACCAGCTCCTGGTTGACTAGCACCACCTCCACCACCTGTGTTAGCTGTGCCATTTACACCGTTTGCCGATGGACTATTGTCTCCGCCAGCTCCACCGCCTCCGGCTCCACCCGGTCCTGGAGGATTAACTAATGGTGATCCACCACCACCTCCACCTCCAGCATATGTTGTTGTCGTTCCTGTAATTGCATTTGGTGCTCCTGCTCCACCTCCACTAGTTGTTCCAGCAGCAGTTGCTCCACCACCTCCTCCTGAATTATATGGAGGGGCTCCTCCACCTGTTCCTCCTGGATTTCCTTGAGGAGGGTCTACTGGTGGTACGTTTCCTGAACCACCTGCTCTAGATACATATGTCCCTCCACCACCTGAACCTCCATCTGCTCCACCTTCAGATGGTCCACCTGCTTTTTGTCCACCTCCACCTCCAGCAGATGTTATAGTGCTAAATACTGAATCACTTCCACTAGCACCTCTAGGTGTTGCACAGCCTGATGTCCCTGGAGCTAATGCTTGACCTGCTCCACCTGCTCCTACTGTAATGTCATAATCGCCATTTAATAATCCTACCAAAGCTGATCCTTGTAATGGACTTGGTCCGTAGCCTGATGCTCTATATCCACCAGCACCTCCTCCACCAGCAGTACCTGCACAAATACCTCCACCAATTGCAGTTCCACCAGCTCCACCACCAGCAACTACTAAATAATCTATATTATGTGTTTTTATAGGCCATAATCCATCGTTAACTGCATCTAGTTGTTCTTGCATTGACCAAACTCCAGATGCTTTATTTATTTCTTTTACGATAACTACTCCTGAACCACCAGCAGAACCATTTACAGAAGGTTGACCTGGTTCATCTCCAGCACCACCTCCGCCACCACCTGTATTAGCAGTTCCAGCAACTCCTGCATCAGTGTTACTATTACCACCTCTTCCACCACCACCTGAGCCACCTGCACCACCACAACCTACAAATCCTCCGCCACCACCTCCACCGGCTCTTGTGACTGAACATCCTGTAATTGATGATGCTACACCAGCTCCACCGGCTCCGCCACCAGCAGGGTTAGGACTACCACCATTTGCTCCAACGGCACCAGCACCTCCTCCACCAGCAGAGGGTGAAGAGGTAGAAAGACCTCCATCATAACCTTGACCTGTTGTTCCACTTCCTCCACCACTAGGTGAATTATTAGAACCTGCACCACCTCCAGAACCACCATCTGCACCATTACTAATATGACCTCCACCACCTCCACCACCAGTTGATGTAACGGTTGTTATACTAGGACCTGCAAGCGAGGAGTCAACTCCACTTGTAGCTGGAGAAGATTTACTAGTTCCACCAGCTCCACCAGCTCCAATTGTTGCAGTTAAAGTATCTCCTGCAGTTATTTCTAAAATTGATTCGGCAGATGACCCACCACCAGAACTTTCACCAACGACAGAACTTCTATAACCACCTGCTCCACCGCCACCACCATTACATGCATTTCCTCCACCGCCACCACCTCCGGCAATGATTAAATATTCTATTTGTGTTGTTCCTGGTTGTGTAGAAATATCCCCTGAAGATGTTTTGGTTGTGACTGTATTTTTACCAAAAGACGTTTTGTTTGTTGGTCCTATAATTCCGCCATTAGCCATAGCCTATAAAACCCCCTACGCGTCGTCTATAACTTCATATGAAACGAAAAGTGTTAAGTCTGAAGCTGCGCTTGCTCCGCCTTCTAATACGTCACCTTCTTCTAAATAGATAGGTGTATCTAATAAAACTAAAACCGCATCAGCTGGAACTGAAACAGTGCTAGCTATTTTAAATAAAGCTCCAGATACAGATGCTCCTGTTGCTGCTGAAGTTCTTGTTGCTTTATCAACTCCTACAGTCACGTCAGCTGCATTTGTT